TGACTAAATCCTGAACTTCCCTCACCGTCTGATCAAAACGCCCGGTCTCCAGCTCAACGCCAATTGCACGACGTCCCAGCGCCATCGCTGCTTTGACCGTCGAACCCGACCCCATGAAAAAATCTGCAACCAGAGCTCCCGGACGACTGCTGGTGGTAATTATCTGACGCAACATCTCCGCCGGTTTTTCACAGGGATGTTTGCCGAGGTAATACTGTACAGGCTTATACATCCAGACATCCGTATACGGAACAGCAGCCGATACAGAAAAATAACGCCGCAAAGATTTGTACTCCTCCAGCGGGCTGGCATATTGCCGGTTAAGTTCACTGTATGTGCTGACCAGCTGGTGGTGTGGCTTTTCCAGTTCCCCGCGTTGATGTTTTTCTGCTGCAACACGCGCAAACAACGCCTGCAGTTTTCTGTAATCATCCTCGTTCGGTAACTGCCACTGGCAGGCACCAAACCAGTGCGACACCATGTTTTTCTTTCCGGTGGCTTCCGCTATCTGTTTTGACGTTATTCCCAGTGATTCACGCGCATCACGAAAGTAAGAAATCAGCGGGGCCATGACGTGCTGTTTTAGCTCGCGCCCCTTTGCCGCATAGCCGTCATTTTTGGGCTGGTATGGCCCCTGATAATGTTCTGCAAACAGAATGCGTTCTGTCGCCGGGAAATACGCCCGCAGGCTTTCCTTGCTGCACCCGTTCCAGCGCCCGGACGGCTTCGCCCAGATAATGTGATTCAGCACATTAAAGCGTTCACGCATCATGATTTCGATATCAGATGCCAGGCGATGACCACAGAACAGGTAAAGACTTCCGGCGGGCTTTAATACCCGCCAGAACTGCGCCAGACACTGGTCCAGCCATTTCAGGTAATCATCATCGCCCTTCCACTGGTTATCCCAGCCCTCGGGCTTCACTTTAAAGTATGGCGGGTCTGTGACTATCAGGTCGACAGAGTTTTCCGGTAAGGCCTGGATAAACTCCAGGCAATCAGCGTTGATTAACTCACAACTGGATATTTTTACAGTATCAACCATAGATCAATAAGCACTTCTCTGATAGGCTCATACCGCTTTTGCGCAAAGCAGATGGGCCTGAGGTTTGCTTGTGACCCCAACGCATGAGCAGATGGCTGGCAGGTGCCGCTAACACCCACCAGCCGCCCATTACCACAAATTAAAAAGCCTTCACTGCGGAAGGCGTCTGTAACAACCGAACTGATAATCTGCCAGACCCGCCATAACAAGCTGGGTCAGTATTAACTGACAGCGTTCGCGTGAAAGGTAAGTATTCTGCGCAATTTCCCCGACGGTCGCCGGTTCGGTGACACTTAATTCATTAAACACCACTCTGGCGGTTTCGGTCATATCCTGCTGTTTTAGCATGTCTTTTTCCCTTTTCTGGTTAACGTGACATACCAATACCTCTTGTCGAAAAAGCCAGCAAGCTGAAAGACCGGTATTAATAACCACCAGCGCGTTTAATATACCGCACCACTTTCGGGGCATAAAAAAATGCTCAATGACGGGCAGTAAAAATTCTTTGTTACTCAGGTGATTTTAACGCACCCTGACAATGTTAATTTCAAAATCATCAATATGTCCGCTATTAAGTATAACGAATTTCGTACTCCCACTTCTGTACGATTTTGATAACACAAGACGATCATCATAGCGTGCAAGAACGTAATACCAGACATTATCATAGTGGATCGACTGATATTCCCTCTTAAACTGGGGTTTGTACCAACCGGCAATAAGAGAGAATGTCCAGAAATAAATCATGAATCCAGCCATCATGAACTCAATTCGGTGATGGCGAATAAAAGATACTTCCGAAAAGCATTTGACTGAAATAAGTTTTCTTCCTGACCTGACAAAAAGCGTAATTATAAAGACAGCAATAACACAAAAAATAAGCACATCTGGCTCAACGTACTGATGAATGACCGAAAATTCCAGAACAGGTGGAATAAAAAGCAGCAATATTGCCAGAAAAAGTCTGATAAAACTCAAATTCTGTATATTGTTTTTTTGTTTTATGCCTAAAAAGAAAACAATACCAACACCCCATCCAGTAAGGAATATAACGATAACGGTCACAGCATAAAACAAACTTCGGGCCACATCATCAACGCCAGCTCCGACAACCCACCATGGAAAGCCATAGTAAAAGGAAGTACCCCATCCATAGAAATAAGCGCTTCCCCATCCAAGACAGCCCATATAAGCAATAAAAAGTGAAGAGTTCCTCAGTAGAGTACTGTCATCCATACCCATCTCTCTAACAATTTAAAAACATTGACTCACCTTACATAACAAAGGAGATTCCATGCAGTCAAGAGACTTCAGAGCAGGAGAAACTCATTGCACAATCGCCATCACGTTTAACGTTATGCACCGCTTTTCGGGCACAAAAAACCCGCTCTATGGCGGGCTGTAAAAATTCTTCTAACGTCAGGCATAAAGCACCCATAATTAGGGCAAACTTACCACAGATTCGGGAAAAATCAATAACACTAGCACATTACCCTCTTTAACTGCCGCTCCGCCCATGCCTCTTCAATGTCAAACCGAACCACCAACGTATCGTAAAAGCGCTTCACTGATTTTTTCCATGTATCAAGTGTAATAGCACTCGTCACTTTGCATATGGCATTAAATGCCTCTGTTGACGGCAATCTTTCATAGCCACGACCGCCACAACGCTGGCAGTCCCTGATAACCGGCATCCCCCGTTTTTCCGACTCTTCACGATGAACGGCAATACCGCGCCCACGGCAGTCTTTACAGGCAGTGGAAATCTCCCCCTTCCCTTTACATTCCGGGCAGGAAACTTTTACCACCTCCCGGACTTTTTTCCATTCTTCCCAGTAAGACGGATACACACCTTTCGTACACTTTGCCCATACTGGCGGCTTGCCATCCGGATACTGAACCTTGTTTGTAAAAACTTCGCTTTCAATAAATCTTTCCCCATGGCAACAAGGGCACTGCTTTTTACTCGCTGCGCTGCGGGCGTAATCCTCAAAAGCGTACGAAGCCATAATGCGCATCACTACCGGTTTTATTTCTGCCGGGAGTTTTCTTAACGCCGCGACGCGATCGCACTGACTTAATGCATAATCTGCCAGTAATTCTGTTGCCCGCGCCCTGTCATTCATACTAATGCCCATTTTCCCCAGGAACGCAGAAAATCCCATCTCAGCCCGGTTCTGTGTCATACCCTGCGCAGCCATCACATCAGTGATACTCAGCGCATCTTTTGACGTCGAAGCGGATGCATCAGTCAGGCCTGGGGATTTTGGGGAATAGTATTTCGGTAAATCTTCCAGTTTCATTTTTGGACCTGACCGTCATGCATTATTTCGTAAATCTTCACACCCAGCCGACCACCAGGAACAGGCAGTCCGCGCACAATATTAATTTCATCAAACTGCTCGTCGTCGATAAGCAGTCCCGCATGCGTCAGCGCATCCAGCGGTGCCTTCAGGATATTGTCCAGGTCACGACGGCGTTTATCCGGTGGCTCTGCAATAATTTTTATTGCCAGCCTTCCCGACAGGTTTAATTTCAACCGCTGCTGGCGAACAATGAGCGCCAAATCACGGCGATAACGCTCACCGGCTTTTGATACAAAATATGTGCTGCCATGACGTCGCCAGTAGGTGTTCACCGTCAGCGGGTAAGGCAAAACAAACTCTATACACATCAGTACCCCCTTTTACCCAAGCACGCCGGTTGCAAAGGCGTGATCAAGAAAACGAAAAATTAAATCAACCTGAGAACCATGGTTTTCTTCGAACGCCAGCAGATCCGCATGAAGTTCGTTGTGATGCTCCCGGCACAGCGGTAGTGTAAAAATATCGTGGGCCTTTGTTCCCATTCCGCCCTGACCATGACCAATCAGGTGATGGGGATCGTCGGCTGGCTTACCACAACACGCACACGGCTGTGTCTTTACCCAACGCGTGTATTTCTCATTCACCCAGCGGCGACGTTTGGGGCGTAACATAAAAGACACCGGCGACTCCGGATCCACTTTCAGCGCCAGCACCTTTTTCGCTTTATCCTGGATGATGCTGGTGGCAGGAACCGAAGGCCCAAGGTCACACTCCCGGGTGACAGACGGCACAACAGGCGTCGGTAATCTCAGTGCCTTACGGGCTGCACTTTCCGGTAAGGCATCCGCCAGGTCATTACGAGCCAGCCACCAGCACAGTTCCGGCATTGTCACAACGTGACTGTCATCAAAACCGAGATCCCGACGCACAACAGACAACACCCAGCGGGCACAGTTATCCGTTGCCATTGATTCCAGCCGTTCCGTGAACTGATCGCGCAGCTGGTTATCGCAGTGCCAGCACAGACGGATTGCGCCCGGAGCGTGTCGCATTGTTGTCATGTTCTCGCTGTGCCAGTCGGAATGAAGCCACTGGCAGCCTTTTTCACGAAGTAACCAGCGTTCAAGACATTCCACGCCACCAGCACGACGGATCACTGCCTCATTGCGGAACACGGCCCGAACGGCAGGATCATC